ACTGGCCGCGGACCCTCTGGCTGCGCTCACGGCCCACGGCCACAACACTGGCCAGTGCAGCTGCTGCGGCAGGCTGCTCACCAACGCCGAGTCTGTCCGCCTCGGCATCGGCCCCGTCTGCAGAGTTAGGTGGGGCCTGTAAGGGTCTCACCGAACCCGGTCAGCGACACCTCTTCTTCGAAAGATAAGGCGCCCAAAGTGGCGCCTTTTTTCGTTGTGAAAGGCGGTATTTTCTACATTACGTTGCATTACGTTACCGAAAACTACAGCTGTTTTTTGCCATTACACCGGATTTTGACGTAATGAGGCGTAATGGCAACGCGGTAGATGCCTGAAAGGCCCGTGGGACGCGGCTTTCGGGCGTTTTTTCATGGAAATAGGGGGAAAGGTATTACGGCGGGATTTTCGTTGCTGTAGGGGCCTATATGGCGCTGGAGCCCGCATGGTGCGGGGGTTGGGGGATCGCGGACCACGGACCACGGGTCAGATTGAAGGAAAAGCCCTTATAGAGGTGTAATTCAAAAAAAAGGACTGTACTTTAATATGGTGTCAATTACACCTTTATAGACGTAATGGTTTGTTTTTTTCAATATAATTAATGACTTATCTATTACGTTAGTATTACGTCTAGTATTTAACAGACGTAATGGTGTAATAGGTGTCATTTTCAGATTGATCGCGCGCGGTAAGTTAGTGTCGTTTAAAATTCCCTTTTGTAGATTACACCTCTATAGAAGCGTTGAATTTGACTGTTAACACCCTTACAGAGTACAGTCCCCGCCCTAACACCCTTAGGAGGACCTGATGCCTAAACTCTACGACGAGCCCTGTACGACGCCGGGAATAGTGCCAAAGCAGCACGCCCTGTCAAAGCTTGTGTCGGGACGAATCCAACGCTATCCATTCTCGGGCATGCTAGTCGGGGACTTTCTTGTTCTCATGAGCCCTGAAGACGCGCAGAAGGCCAGAAACGCCCTCAAGACATTCTACCGGGACGCTCGAAGTGTTGGCCGCAAGTTCACAGTAAGGCCGAACCGGGAAGGTGTCTGGATATGCAGGAGGACACTGTGAGCAAACGAATGAAAGAACTATTCAACTCAATCCCTGCAAAGCCCAACAAGATGCAGAAAATGGAGGAGCGTATCAGTAAGCCTGTCAAACCGTTGAAAGACCAGAAGGACGCTGTCACGCCGCAGCAGTGGAAGTTCGTGCAAGAGCTGGTCTCTGGAGATGGACAGGTCACCCTAAGAGAGGCCGCCATCCGAGCAGGCTACGCTGAGAAGCATGCCTCTGCCGAAGCTAATAAACTGACCGATCCAAAATACTTCCCACAGGTCGTCGCCGCGATCCAAGAGTATCGTCGAGAGCTCGCAGAGAAGTACGGCACGAACTTTGACCGGCACATGAGAGATTTGCAGACCATCCGAGACCTTGCCCTTGACGCCGGCAACTACAGCGCAGCTGTGGCTGCAGAGTATCGCCGTGGGCAGGCCATTGGCACGATCTACATCGACCGCAAGGAAATCAGGCATGGAACTATCGACTCGATGAGCAAGGAGGAGGTCAGGCGCAAGCTCGAAGAGATCAAGGCGATGTACGGGCCGCCTCCGCAGACACTGATCGACGTGACGCCCGAGCAGCTCGAGGAGCTGCCCAAGAAAACGATGATTGAGGAGATGCGAGATGGCCAAAGGTCCCGAGAGCCTGCTGTATCAGAAGCTCAGGGAGAGCTTGCCGAACTCGATGATCACGAGGCTGGAGAGCCGGGTGGGGCTGGGGATACCGGACTGCCTGATAGCACTGCCGCCTCGTTGGGCGATGGTGGAGCTGAAGGTAGTGAAGACTGGGAAGAAGGTAAAGTTGAGCCCGCACCAGATAGCGTTCAACCTGAAGCACGGGATGGCGGGCCTGCCGACGTTCATTCTAGTGCTGCACCAGAAGACGACGAGAGCGCCTGACGCCCGCCTGCTGCTTTATCACGGCAGGCAATGCCAAGAGCTGGCCGAGCACGGCCTCGAGGCTGAGCCACTTGACGAGTGGTCCTATCATGCGGTTGACTGGCAGGAGCTGCGAGAGCGGCTAATTAAAACCCCTTGAGAAGTAGTTATTGCCCCGGCGGTCACACGCCGGGCTTTTTTATGCCAACAGTCGGATAATCGATTTTTTGATAAAAAACCAACGGCTTGATCGATTTTTACGATGACGCTAAAAGTTGGCCGATTTCGCTAACAATTAGCGAATTTCGCTAATTGGTTTTTTAACAGAAAACCAACGGCTTGATCGGTTTTTACGATGACGCCAGTATGATGTCTGAGAGCCCGCAGGAGCGGCGCTAAGAAAAAGGCATACCTGCCCTAACCCATGACCACAACGTCGCTCAGGCGGCCTCTGGAGAAACTAGGAAAGGGGCCTCGCCCGGCCGGCCCCCGGGGCGCCCGCGGGCCGCGGCGCGGTCTTCCCGCCCTCCCGGACCGGGGATGGCGGCCCTCGGGGCAGGCCACCCGGACCTCGAGCCATGGGCCACGGACCGGGGCGACCACAAGATGTAGTGTTTTGCGTGGACCACGGGCCTCAGAAACAGCTAAGTGCTTGATTTTAAACGAATCACTATTTCCGGTAATTAATATTACCGGAAATAGCGGGTCCCTTGGTGCCGATTCGGGATTTCGAGCGAACGCTCGTTCGCCGCGTCGAGCGAGCGCTCGCCCGGCGCTGAGCGGCGCAGCTTTAGCCCGATTTCACACAAAATATCTGGCCTGAAACACTTTTGTTCCACGTCAACACATGTTACGGTGGAATTATGAAACTATGTAAATGCGGAAACACAGCTCGTCCAAACCAACGAAACTGTAAAGCCTGTCATGCGGCCAGTATGCGTAAGCACAGGCACAACAATCCTATGACAGATGAACAGCGGCGCAAGGATAACTGCAGAAGCTATGCCCACGTTTACCTGCGTCGCGGAAAAATACAACGTAAGCCCTGCGTACACTGCGGTGAATCGAAAGCCGAAATGCACCACCCTGACTATGGCAAGCCCTTGGACATAGTATGGCTGTGCCGGCCATGCCATTTAGCCCTTCATGCGGAAGAAAACCCCGCCGAATCCAAAACCTGACAATGTTTCACGTGTCACATTCTTGCACCCCACCCCCTTTTGTTTGAAAATCAAACCGCCCAAAAATTTTTAGCAAAATTTTTTAAAACGGGTTTTTGTATGGAAGAAGAGTATTCGTATACCCAGCTGATACTTGCAGTGGTTAAATACACTCGGGGGCGCTACACCGTGGATGAAATAAGGGATGTCCTCGCCCTTATCGAAGAATTTGAAGAAGAGGATCAGGAAGCTGCTATACTGAGCATCGTCAAGAAAGAAGACTAGGAACCCTATGCAAACAATTACTGCGCCGGATGACGTCGAGGCAGAACGTCTTCGACTTGAGTATCGACTAGCTCTGCTGGAAGCACAGGACAGCGCCAAGAACACGTTCTTAGGCTTTTCTCGCTATGTGTGGCCCGAGGCAATCCTGTCAAGCCATCACGAGAAGATGGCCGCGGCGTTTGATCGTATTGCCAACGGCACGTTGAAGCGCTTGATCATCAACATGCCCCCTCGACACACCAAGTCAGAGTTCGCGTCGTATCTTCTGCCTGCCTATATCATGGGCCGTCGTCCAAGCACCAAGATCATTCAGGCGACGCACACCGGCGAGCTCGCTGTCCGCTTCGGCCGTAAAGTGCGTAACCTCATGGACCTCGACAAGTACAAGGAGGTTTTCCCTGACGTTGCTCTGAAGGCCGATAGTAAAGCTGCCGGAAGGTGGGACACTAACGAGGGCGGTGAGTATTTTGCCGTGGGCGTCGGGGGCGCAATGACGGGCCGCGGTGCGGATATGTTGATTATCGACGACCCCCACTCTGAGCAGGACGCGGCGTCTCAGCTGGCTCTGGACAACGCGTGGGACTGGTACACCTCTGGCCCTAGAACTCGATTGCAGCCCGGCGGGGCTATTGTTGTTGTGATGACTAGGTGGGGAAGTAAGGACCTAACGGCCCGACTACTCAAAGCTCAAGCTAACAGCAACGCGGACCAGTGGGAGGTTATCGAGTTTCCAGCCCTCTTCGACGAAGGCGAGCCTAATGAGCACGCCCTGTGGCCAAGCTTCTGGGAACTTGACGAGCTCCGTGCGGTCCGTGCATCGATGTCAGTGCAGAAGTGGAACGCCATGTACCAGCAGCGTCCCACCTCTGACGAGGGTGCGATTCTTAAACGAGAGTATTGGCGAATCTGGGACAAGGATTACATGCCTCGTCTCGAGTACATCATTCAATCCTACGATACAGCCTATTCGAAGAAGGAGACAGCGGACTTCTCTGTCATTACGACGTGGGGCGTTTTCTATCCGACCGAGGACCACGGACCAAGCATCTTGCTAATAGACATGCGTAAAGGCCGTTGGGACTTCCCTGAACTCAAACGTATTGCCAAGGACCAATATGACTATTGGCAGCCCGATAACGTATTGATCGAGGCGAAGGCGACAGGTATCACGCTACAACAGGAGTTGCGTAGAATGGGCATCCCTGTCACGATGTATTCACCCGGCGGCCGTCGTGCGGGGCAGGATAAGGTATCGCGCGCCAACTCTGTAGCCCCCATCCTCGAGTCCGGCATGGTCTGGGCACCTGAAACACAGTGGGCGGAGGAGCTCATCGAGGAGTGTGCTGCATTCCCCAATGGCGACAACGACGACTTGGTGGACAGCACTACTCAGGCGTTGATGCGCTTCAGGGCAGGTAACTTCGTGCAGCTGCACGATGACGAGGAAGAAGAAGAGTCGACGGAGGGCCTTGTTCCGGAGTATTATTAGCCCTAAACTAGCAAAACTATATCTCTTTTCGAGGCCGTTCGTATGGCTAATCAATCTGCGCGAGAAATGCTCTCCCGCTTTCCCCTTCGCATGGCTAACGGGGGGTCGGTATATGGCAATGTATCTGCTGAAGGTGGATTTGATCAATCAGAGATAGACTTTGTTACGAATTTAATAAGTACAGGTCAAGTTACCTTCGAAGAAGTATCCTCTCACTTTGGAGTTCCTTTAGACGTAGTTACTTCTACTTACTTAGACAATGCCCGCTACGGCAAGGACAACCAAACGGCGGCGGACCTGTTGGCTGCTGAGCAGCGCATTCTTGGCGAG